TGCAAGCATGCGTACACCTTGGCGGTATGTCCATGTCGGAAGCAGATAAAGTTAGAAAGATCATTGGAAAGAAAAAAGATGCTAAAGAATTTGATCAGTTTAAAGAGAAGTTCGTAGAGGGTGCATCAAAGTTTATCTCTCCTAACCTTGCTCGTGATTTATGGCATGACTTTGAGGCTCACGCAGGGTACTCATTTAACAAGTCTCACGCAGTAGCATACTCAACGCTATCCTATTGGACAGCATGGCTAAAGTATTATTACCCACTTGAGTTTATGTACTCAGTGCTAAAAAATGAAAAGGACAAAGATGCAAGAACTGAATACCTTATTGAAGCAAAAAGAATGGGCATTAGCGTTAAGTTACCTCACATTAACGATTCGGATATTGATTTTAAGATTGAGGGTAAAGGCATTCGGTTTGGACTCAGTGCTATCAAGTTCATATCTGACAAAATTGGTGAAAGATACATATCTGCACGACCATTCAATTCGTACAAAGAACTTGAGGAATTTACATTTACCAAAGGAAATGGAGTAAACAGTCGTGCACTCCAAGCACTAAGAGCAATAGGCGCAGCAACCTTTAATGATAATCCTAGAAATGATCAGGAGATTAAAGAGAACCTATATGAATACTTAAACCTTCCAGAGTTTAATATTACTATTCCTTCTCATTACTATGCATTTATTCAGGACATTGTTGACTTTGAAGAAAAAGGATCATACATTTTTATGGGTATGGTAAAATCAATTAAGCGAGGAACAGGATGGTCACGAGTTGAAGTTTTGGACAAAACTGGCAGTGTCGGTATATTTGACGATGAAAATACGATTATTGAGACAGGTCGTTCTTATCTGCTTTTGTGTAATGACAACAGGATTGTTTCTTTCATACCTTCAGATGAAATAAAAGAATCATCTCACGCACTTGTAAAGTTCTTAAGTTACAAGCAGTTACCATATAAAGATGATGAAATGTTTGTAGTTTCTTTTAAACCAAGAATTACAAAGACAGGAAAAAAAATGGCATCTCTGACACTTGCAGATACAAGCAGAGACTTGCATTCTATTACAGTTTTCCCTACATCATTTGCAAAAGCATACATGCACATTGAAGAAGGAAAATCTTATAAGTTTGATTTTGGAAAGACAAAAGACGGAACAGTAACATTGGAGGATGTACATGTCGGTTAGTATAGAAGAGGCTTTAGCACAACTTGATCCTAAGTTAAGAAAGAGATTAGGCAGTGGGGTTGGTATTAGTTATGAGTATCAGCCAACACCAAGTTATGGTTTAAACCGTGCTCTAGGAGGAGGTTTGCCATATGGTAGACAAGTTCTTATTTGGGGGTCTAAGTCTTCTGCAAAGTCCTCTATGTGCCTTCAGATGATTGCTTTAGCACAGGCAGAAGGAAAATTATGTGCGTGGATTGATTCAGAAATGTCATACTCAGAAGAGTGGGCTAGAACTCTTGGGGTAGATCCAGAAAAATTAATCTACTCACAAGCAAGAACTATTAGTGACATGGTAGATGTAGGTGTTGGATTAATGAACGCTGGTGTTGACTTAATCGTGGTAGACTCTATTACATCAATGCTTCCAGCAATCTATTTTGAAAAAGATACAGATGAGATGAAGGCATTAGAAAATACAAAGCAGATTGGGGCAGAATCTCGTGACTTTAGTAACGCATGGAAAATGCTTAATTATGCTAACAACAAGGTTAAGCCTACTCTTCTTGTTCTTATTTCCCAGTCTCGCAATAATATTAACGCTATGTATACTAGCCAGCAGCCTTCTGGTGGTCAGGCTACTAAGTTTTATTCTTCTTGCATTGTTAAGTTATTTAGTTCCGAGTCAGACAATCAAGCGATTAAAGGAAAGATTAAGGTAGGAGACAAATTAATTGAAGAAAAAATTGGTAGAACTATTAAATGGGAACTCCAGTTCTCAAAAACCTCCCCAGGGTTTCAATCTGGCGAGTATGATTTTTATTTTAGAGGTAATAATATTGGTCTTGACACCATCGGTGATCTTGTTACTACTGCTGAATTAAATGGTATCGTAGAGCGTACAGGTGCATGGTACATTCTTCCTGATGGATCAAAAGTCCAAGGCAAAGAGGCATTTGTTAATCGTGTAAGAGAGGATCTTGATTTGCAAGAATCAATCAAGGCAAAACTCAGTGGCTAACTTTACTGTTTACAATGGAAAGTTTATTTGTCATGAATGCAAAAATGATGTTAGATCTCTAAGGCTATACCCAGAAACAAAAACAGCAACATGGATGTGTCCAAATAAACATCTTAGTACAGTTAAGTTTGGCAAGCAGAAATACAAAGGCAATGACAGAGAAGAGTGAGTCCAAGAGGATAGGTGCTAAACAGCACAAGAACTCTGGACGTAATACTCAAAAAGGAGATGCATCTTGGAAAAACTTTGTTGTAGACTTTAAAGAGGTCGGAAAATCTTTTACATTAAATAAAGAGGTTTGGGCAAAGGCTACTACCGATGCCATGAAGAACGGAAAGGACCCAGCCATAGTAGTCGTAATGGGCGAGGGTAACTCTAAAGTAAGACTTGCTATAATTGAGATGAGTATATTAGAAGATCTAGTGGAGGAATAATGGAACAACAACAAACAACTATAGATATGGTAAATGGTTTGGCAGAGATTGCAGACTACATGCAAGATGAGGAGTTGACTACTGCTTTAACATTTATTGCTAAGATAATTATTAAGCCAGACATTCCTTTAAATGTAGCACATATAGAGATTGTAAGACTTCAAGCAATAGCAGCAAAGATGGCATTTAAGGCAACATGGATGGCTAATGTTGACAAATCAGATCGCGGCAAAAAGAATCTTTATTATACGGCAGCAGAGTCGTTAAATAACTTGGTGTCTGCACTAAAGTACATAACCCGATAATCTGCTATACTTATACTAATAGAAACGAGAAATGATGACAAAAAATTTATTGCATACGGTAATGATAAAGCCAGAAGAAAAGCCAATTCATCCTATAGATATAGCAGGGCTTGAGGCAAAGATTAAAGAAGGCTATACGATTACTCGTGTAGATAAGCATACAACAAAAAAGACTTTTGCTCCATCAACTATTGCTTACGGGCACGGAGAATGTGCTAGATATTGGTATCTTGCTTTTGACGGTCAGATGTTTGAAGACAACGCAGATGCTTATGGTGCAGCCAACATGACTGCAGGAACACTATCACATGCACGAATTCAAAATGCAATGTTGAACGCTGGAATGGTAAAAGTTTATCGTGATGAGAATAACGAAGCCACTACAGAGTTTAAAATTATAAATCAAGATCCCCCTATCTTTGGATATGGCGATGTTATGTTTGATTGGCAAGGCCAAGAACTCATTGGTGAAATTAAAACAATGATGAACGAAGGATTCGAGTATAGAAAGGCATCTGGTAAGGCCAAGAATGGTCACCTAATGCAGTTACTTATCTATATGAAAATCTTAAAGAGACCAGTTGGTGTAATGATTTATGAAAATAAAAATAATCATGAACTCCTTTTGATCCCTGTAGATGTAAACGATCATTACCGTCGGTGGGTAGACCAGGCATTTGATTGGATGAGATTAGTTCGCAAGACATGGGAAGACAGAACCCTGCCAAACAAAAACTATAGATCAAATTCCAAGATATGCAAGTCATGCCCAATTAAAAAAGCATGTGAGTCTGCAGGTCCAGGCGTGTTAAAAATAGCACCCTTGGAGATTCTCGGTGAACAATTGTAAATGCTGCGACAATCAGTTTGAGCCCACTGTATCTTATCAGATATATTGCTCTCCACACTGTAGAGATATCGCAACAAAAGAAAAAATTGCAATAAGATATGTGCAATCAAAAAGGCAAAAAAGAAAGGGAAAAACAAGACTTTGCAAGTCATGTTTAACTCCACTTTCTATATACAATGATGACTTAGTTTGTTCATCTTGCAGTATAAATCCTGATGCAGTTATCAAAGCAATTAAACAGATAAAAGGAAAAACAAATGGTAAAAAATAAGTGGGGGCTAGAGGTTAAGCCACATACAATTTGCGCTATTGATGCCAGTACTAACAGCATGGCATTTTCTTTGTTTAATGGTGAAGATCTTGGTGTTGTTGGTAAAATTAATTTTGAAGGAAACAATACCTATGAAAAAGTTATGGATGCAGGTAAAAAAATAAAAGCATTCTTTGATTACTATGGTGGGTTTGAAGCAATTATTATTGAGCATACAGTGTTTATGAATAGTCCAAAAACGGCTGCCGACCTTGCTTTAGTTCAAGGAGCAATTCTTGGCGCAGCAGGGCAATCTGGAACTAAAGTAATCGGAACGGTTTCACCAATCACTTGGCAAAACTATATAGGTAATAAAAAAATATCAAAAGATGAGCAGGTTGTTATAAGGTATCAACACCCAGCAAAATCTATTTCTTGGTATAAGGCTTACGAAAGAAATCTACGTAAAGAAAGAACAATAAAATTTATTAATACAATCTATGATAGAACTATTACTGATAACGATGTTGCAGATGCTTGTGGCATTGGTCATTGGGCTGTAAAAAACTGGGGGAAAGCAATTGGAGTTGACAAATAATATTATGGCTGCTAAACTATATACAAGTGAAACTTTTATGCGTAAGCGTTACCTTATGGATAAAAAGACGCCAGAGGAAATTGCAAAGGAGTGTGGGTGTTCATTGGAAACTATCTATGTATACCTTGCTAAATTTGGATTAAGGAAATCAAGACGATGAGTAAAGTTGAAAAAGCATTTATAGCACTTGCTATAGCAGGTACTGTTGGTTTTGCTTTTGCGTTTGCTGCGCTAAAAGGAATTCCAGAAGTATTTGATTGGGATCTAGAAGAGGAGATAGATGATGAGTTCTGAGACACAGTTCACCATTGGTCAAGTTTGTGATGAGATTAAGGACATGCTTATTACAAAAAATAAATCCTACGGAGACTCAGCACTAAACCCAGTTCGTATTTTTTCTATTTCTGATAACATTGAACAGTTACATGTTCGAATTGATGACAAACTGTCTAGAATTACTAGAGGTGGATCATTCATTGGTGACAATGATATTGACGATTTGATTGGCTATCTTATACTATTAAAAATAGCAAGGGAGTTAAAACATGTCAACTGAAGAAGATCTAGTTAAGCACCTTGATCAAGTAAATCAAGTTGTAGAAGAATACCTAAAAGGCAATGACCCAACTGTAATATCAAAACAACTTGCAATACCAAGACAAAGAGTTGTGACATTAATTAACGAATGGAAAGTCATGGCATCTGCTAATGATGCTATTCGTGCCCGTGCTAAAGAGGCACTTGCTGCTGCAGACACACATTACAGTAAGTTGGTTTCTCGTACATACGAAGTTATTGATGAAGCATCCATGACTAATAACCTTAGCGCAAAGACTGCTGCAATTAAACTTGTAATGGATATTGAGTCTAAGCGTATTGATATGCTACAAAAGGCTGGTCTTCTTGAGAACAAAGAACTTGCAGAAGAAATGATGGAGATTGAGCGACGCCAAGAGGTTCTTGTTTTAATATTAAAAGATATTGCATCTGAGTATCCACAGGTTCGTGATGAGATAATGCGTAGACTTTCTTCGTTTGCAAAAGACAACGAGGTGATTACGGTTGTCCACGACATTCAATGATTTTCTTGAAGTGCTTAAAGATAACCATTTTCAAGAGACACCTGTAAATGCAAGAACATTTGTTGAGGGCGAAAAATACTTAGGTCAGCCTCCACTTTCTGATATTCAGTACGATATTGTAGAAGCAATGAGTCAGATATATCGCAAAGAAGATCTCATTGATATAATGGGAGAAGAAGAAGGCATAAGATACTTTGATAAATATACTAAGAATGAGATTATTCTGCAACTTGGCAAGGGATCTGGTAAAGACTTTGTATCTACAGTATCGTGTGCATATATTGTATATAAACTATTATGTTTAAAAGACCCAGCAAAGTATTTTGGTAAGCCGTCAGGAGATGCCATTGACTTAATCAATGTGGCTATTAACGCACAGCAGGCTAAGAATGTTTTCTTTAAAGGTTTTAAATCAAAGATTGAAAAATCCCCATGGTTTGCTGGAAAGTATTATGCAAAAGCAGACTCAGTTGAGTTTGATAAGTCTATAACTGTTTACTCTGGACACTCAGAAAGAGAATCCCATGAGGGGTTAAACCTTCTTCTTGCAGTTCTTGATGAGATCTCTGGATTTGCATCTGAAGTTGGAACAGGTAACGAACAAGGAAAAACTGCTGAGAATATCTACAAGGCTTTCCGTGGATCAGTAGACTCTCGTTTCCCAGACCTTGGCAAAGTTGTTTTGCTTTCATTCCCAAGATACCCAGGAGACTATATCTCAGAGAAATACGACGCAGTTGTTGCTGAGAAAGAAGTAATTGAAAGAACACACGAGTTTATTATTAATCCACTGCTACCTGATACAGACCCAAACAATAAGTTTGAAATTTCCTGGGATGAAGACCACATCATCTCATACAAATACCCAGGAGTCTTTGCACTAAAAAGACCTACATGGGAAGTAAACCCAACAAGACAGATTGATGATTTTAAGATTGCTTTTATGACTGACCTTGGAGATGCAATGATGCGCTTTACATGCGTACCAACT